GACGTTTTGACCGTCCGACCCGTACAGGCGACCGTCAGCGGTGGTCGCATACAGGTTGCTGTTCGCCGACGAGTACACCTTCGTCGTGTCTTTCAACAGAGTGAGGCGGCCCTTATCCCAAACGTTGACGCCTTTGCTGCCGTAGAAACGGAACGGCTCAGCATCCGAGGTATCCGCGTACTGTTGGCCTGCACCGTAATGCCATGAGGACTGCGACCTGCGCCAAAGACCCTGCGGGTTCAATGCTGATTCGCCAGGTTCCGTTGACTGGTCAACCGAGTCACGGACACGGGCATCGAACTGGCGTGTGAACTGTCCCGACTTCATGTCCAGCATGTACGGGCGACCGTTGATGGCGATCGGAAAAATGTCTGGAACAAGTTCGGTTGCGCCCGTACCCGTGTAAAACGCGGTGGCGGGGTTGTATGCGTCAGTGAAACGCAGCAGCGTAGCCATCGGCTACTTCCTGAACTTGATCGGATACTGCGCTTTGAGACGTCCAGCCTCGGCAATGATTCGGTCGCGGCGGAGACGCTGGATGCTGGCAACAGAGTTGAGCACTGCTGCGGGTGGGACTTCATCTGAGCGGCGGGTGTCGCCCTGCGACTCGGTGAAGTTCCGTTTGATCTCACGACCAGCCATCATGCGCAGCACGACACCCATCTCAACAATGTCATCGCACGTGGCAGGAAGGAAACACGCGCTCGTGAGATCGCTGGATTCTGTGGTTGCGCGAGCGAACGCGGCCTTGTAGCGAACACGAATCGTTCCAGCCATAACAGGTTCGTCAAGTACCAGGGTGTTCCCTGACGCAAAGTCGCTGGTCGGCAAACCAGTCTGGAGACGTGCCGAATGGATGACGGGATAATCGTCAGCCAAGTAACGCAAACGGACATCGAGCAGTTCAATGATCGTGCCCGACCCAGTGATGTCAATCTGGCGATCCGAACCGTTGTAAGTCAGGTCGACGGTGACAACACGAAATAAACCGTTAGCGGTAGACGACAGGTCGTCCAGTTCCGCGTTCACCGCGTCAAGCATCTGGACACGCGGGAAACGTGGCGATGCAGTGATGACAGCACCAGAGGTATGTGCTGCTGGAGTGGTGCCCGCGTAGCCGCGTTCTACTGTGAGCGTTTTCGCTGCGGGGCTGGAGTCCCAAATGTAGAAGAGTTCTGACTCAATCTCAAATACAGTGCCAGTGCGAAGCCCACCAATATCGTAACTGCAGACAACAGTCGTGTCGTCTGAGTCGATAGTCGTCGCCAGTTTGTTCCGCTCTTCAACGGTCCCCGCTAACATTTGGCGCGACGCTCGGTTGAGGATCGTCGCAACAGTGGTCATTTAGCCTGCGTAACTCCCGTATGCTGCTTTGACAGCCTTCTTCGCTCGCTTGTTGGGCTTGGACTTTTTAGCGACCATCGACTTCGGAGCGGCCTTCTTCTTGCCGCGCATCGGCTGATTGGGATCGCCAGCCTTCATCTTGGGGAGGGGCATTACTTCTTTCCCTTCTTTTTGCCACGCTTGGCGGAACCGTACTCCATCATGCGTTCCTTCTTGCCTTCAGACTTTTCGTGACGCATCTTGGCGGCTTTCGACTTGTACTTGCTCATAAGCGCTCCTTGTCAGGTGTACCTTACCACTTTACCTTGTCAGCCCAGTATGCGGCAGACATCTTGCCTTTAGCGATGTTCTTCGCATGACGGGCCTTGAAAGCCTTGTTCCGCTTCGTGCCCTCAGGGGAACCCTTTACACCCTTCTGCCCGAAACGGATCAACTTCACCTGGTCACCCGACTTCGCCAACACAGCGTGCGACTTCTCAGCATGGCCTGGGGTGCGCTTCGGCTTGTTGTAGCCAGAGAACTTCTCGCCGCGATAGTTGATAGTCATTGCCGTTTCGCCCACGCGTTATCGACAAGGTTCGGATAAGGGCGACCAGCGGCAGCAGCCCTTTTCTTGGCGGCAGACTTCTGACGGTCGCTCAGCGGCTTCGACTTCTTGTTGGGATTCTTCTTATCCCAGAAGGCTTTCTTTTTACTTGCCACGGCGCTTCTTCTTCTTGGCGACCCCAGCCTCAGACAGCGCAATAGCGACAGCCTGCTTACGTGACTTGACGACAGGTCCGCCCTTGCCTGAATGCAGAGTGCCTGCCTTGAACTCGCGCATCACCTTGCGCACTTTCTTCTGACCTTTCACAGTTGCTCCTTAGCGACGTAACCTGCGTCCCAGAGTACCTGAAACACGCCCTCCCCGACATGGTAGTCCTGACCCTTCTCAAACCTGTACGTCTTGTCGTTGATCTGCGAGGTGACGTTACGGTTCACCCTGATCCGCACCTGCACGTCGATAGGCACAAACTTTTCGGTCGTCAACAGTTCCCCTTGCGGGACCGCTGCCGCCAGTTTCTCGCTAGCCTGCTTCCATGTGAACTGCTCCCGCACCAACTGGGCTGACTTGGCAGCCTGCTCCAACGCCGTTTGATGGGAGTCATGGATCTTGGTGATCGCCTCAGCAATGTCCACTGGGTCTGCCTGGTCCCAACGTCCAGGACCACCAGAAGGGACGGCGCGGTGAGGGACAACAATGTTGGCGAGATGCGACCACTCAGCCTGTCCTGAGGTGGCGGTGGCGATGGTGGGGATGCCCATTGAGATTGCTTGGAGGGGCATCAGTCCGAAGCCTTCGCCTCGGGCTGGTGCGACCCAGCAATCGGCTTGCGCATACCAGGCAACGGTTTCGTCTTGTGTCATCCAGTTGCGGTGAAAGGTGACGTTAGGTATGCCTAACAAGTCGGGGTGGTCTTTGGCGTGGGGTGCCAGTTTGATGTGCAACTCGTGGTCGAACTTCAACCGTTTGCATGCTTCGATCACCAGGTCCAAGCCTTTGCGTTTCCACAGTGATCCGCCTGCGTGGATGCGGAACCGTGGGTTGGCGGTACGCTTTTGGCTCACCCAGATTTTCGGGTCTACGCCGAGCGGCACGAACGCGACGTTGTTGTGGTAGCGACCAAACAGTTCGACGTTGTGGCGGCAGGGGACAAGGATCTGGTCGTACTCTTTTAGCCACGGGATGAAACGCGGGTGCATCTCGTCGGTTTCCCACATCGTGAAGTTGACTTTGTGCTGCCCCTCCAGGAATCCTTTGACGGCGAATGGGACACCCATGTGGACGGCGACCGATGCTTTTGGTGTCAGTTTGATACCACGCGGCACGTTGTTGAGGAACCCGTTGACCATTGAGCCGTAGCCAAACCGTCCATCGGTGATCCCGTACCAGTGCTGATAGTTCATCGCAGTCTCGCTTTGATCTGGGTGGTGGAGATCGTCGGCGTGTACGGCACATACACAATCTGGATGTTGTACCTGTCCAACCATTCCTGGCTGAATCCCATCTGTGCGTAGTAGTCCTTCTGTTTCCAATCGTCACCGATCACTACGACGTTCGGCATGACAGACAGGATTGCCATGCGGGAGTCCTTGCCACCCCAGTTGACGATCACCTCATCGACGTACTTGCAGCCCTGCAACACCGCAACCCGTTCCTCCAGGGTCATCACCGTTGGCTCCTTGTAGGAGGCGACGAACTGGTCAGGGTTCACCGAGACTGTGACGGCGCCACCGTTGGCGATCTCCCAGCATTGGCGTAGGAAGTTGACATGCCCGTAGTGGAACAGGTCGAACGTGCCACCCGTGTAGACGTTCAACTTAGGACGAATAGTCCAAGCGCCCGAGTGGAAGATCTCGCTCATGCGTTGTTGTAGTTCCAATGGTTCGCATCCTGGAAATCGAACCGTTTCATCGTCGGGTTCACCGCTTGAAGCACTTCAAGGTATTCGGTCATCGTGCGCACGAACCCTGGGAACGCGGTCTGGTTGTTGCGTCCCACCTCAACGTACGGTGCCTCGGCAACGGAGATGAACGTGGATGCGAGTCCCGCCCAGCAGATGACGTTGCGGGTGTCCATCGCGGTCAGCCCAAAGTACGGGTTCATTTGTTCGCGCCGCCACACGTTCATGGAACACAGGGTGGATGCGACAAGGAAAGATTTGTCGGTCAGCCTATTTGCCATCCCGTACATGTGTCCACGGAAACCTGTCGGCACTTCGCCTGAGCGTGGAGCGTAATGAATCACTCGGTCAATAAGCCCGTCACACATTTTCAGAGTCGCGTCGATCGCGCCAGGAAGCATGATGTCGTCGTCACCGAACACCCACAAGTATTCGCCCACCCCGTTGCCAAGAGCGGATAGCACGTTCGGGTCGCAGCCAATGTTCAGCGAGTTCACTTTGTATTGGATGTTGTCGTAACGCATCACGATGTCACGGGCAAACCCTGACGGATCGTTGTCCGAAACGTACACCTCCACCTGGTCGGTGACCTGCCCCATGATCGAGTCCAGGCAGGCTGCCAGTTCGTTCCGCTGGTATGTCGGAATGTAGATAGTGAGTTTCATCCCTTGCCCAACTGTTCCTTGTGATCCGCGACCTTCTCCAAGCGTGCCGCGCCGTCAATCTGATCTGGCTGCCCACCTGTCTTGCGGATGCGCTTGTACGCATCCAGGTCTTTGTCCAACACTTTCTCTTTGGCGTTCAGTTCTGCGACGTTGTGGCGTGTCGGCATCGCTGCACCAGACATGCGCACATGCGAAATGCGGCACGCGAAGCAGCCTTCAACGTCCAGGTTCGGATGTGTTTCTCGGTGTTTCATGGCCCCCTCTAAGAAATGTATGCGCCGTACCCCGCCGCCGTTAGTTCGGCTGCTTCTTGGTCGTTGATGATGTTATCTGATCCACCGAAGTATGTGCGTGCGATAGTCGTGTTGTCGTTCGGTTCGTTCTCGGTAAACGTGCCGTTGGTCAGTTTGAACACGTTGCGTCCACGCGGGTCGTTCCCATAGTGGCGAAACAGGTTGTAGGCGAGACGGACTTCTTCAGGGTCGTCTGGTTTCGGCGGCAACGCCAATGGAACAAAGTCGTCGGTAGGTGGGCGAAAGATGCTCATGTGACGTACTCACCATAGCCTGCTGCAACTAGGTCAGCCTTCTCTGCTGCACTCACAAAGTTCTTCGATCCACCCCAATAAACCTTGACGATGCGATCGTATTCGCGTTGCTCGACGGTGGTGTAGGTGCCATCGGTGAGTTTGTAGAGATTGACTCCAGAGTAGGTGGGTTCTGCGTAACGGAACAGGCGGCCCGAGATTGACAGGTCGTTGCGGTCCGCAGGTCGTATTTCGGTGGTGGCTGGGGTGCGGAAGATGAACAGTTTGACTGTTGTGGTGGCTGACGTTCCCGAGCCTGCGGCAGAGGCGGTGCGCCGTTCGATCCGTGCACCGACACATACCTGGCTGCCCGTCCCTGCCGCTGTCGCGGTACGGGGTGCGATGTGCAGACCTGTGGCAACCTGGGTGCCCGTGCCTGCGGCTGTGGCTGTGCGTGGCGCGATGTGCAGACTTGTGACGGCAGCAGCCCCCAGCCCCGAGGCGGTGGCGAAACGTGCCCGTGTCGCCTGCCCTGTCGCGGTCTGTGTACCTGTCCCTGATGCGGTGGCTGTGCGCGGCACGATTCGCAGCCCCGTCGCCGTCTGGGTTCCCGTTCCTGTGGCGGATGCGGTGTAGGCACGGACGGTGAGGTCGACGGTTGCAGAGGTGCCGACACCTGACGCGGATGCGGTGCGCGGCGCAATGTGCAAACCAGTCGCACCACCCGCAGTGGTTCCCTGACCACTCGCCGTGGCAGTGCGTTCGACTTGGCGTTCACCAGTAGCGGACTGGTTGCTGGTGCCAGCGGCGGATGCCGTACGGATCGCCACCAGCACAGTGGTGGTAGATGATGAACTTGATCCTGACGCTGACGCCGTACGCGGCGCTACATGTAGACCTGACGCCGATTGTGTGCCTGTGCCTGACGCGGTTGCTTCACGCTCAACAGGGACGAGGCCGCGATAGAAGCCCTGGGTTGTCTTGTACGGGGACGCAAAGTGGATAACCTTGCGATACGAATAGTCGGGAACTTCCTCGTACTCACGGAAACCAGGCGTGTCCGTGTACCCGAACGTGAAGTTCGTTACCCCAGTAGCCATTCGGCTACCTCACTCAGTCGAGGCTGAGGGTGAGTGCGGTGATCTGGAACGTGTCTCCAGCAGTCACAGAAGCCGACGAGGACAGTGAGCCAGTCCACAAACAGTTACCAGCGCTGGCGTTATCCCACAGCGAGAAATGGCTGTACGTTTCAGTAGCAGCGACGTTCGTCCATTCCAACGTGGCAGACGCGCCCATCGAACCAGACGCTGCAGCATTCCATGTAATCGACTTGCGGGTCGTCTCCGTGGCAGCGTTGCTGGTTCCATCTTCACCAGGGTCACCCGTGTGAAGTTTGCAGTACACCGTCGTCACCGCGAACGATTGGTTGCGGAGGGTGTCAAGCAGTTTGTTTTCGGCGTAGTTAGAAATCGACATCGGCTACCTCGTGGAACACAATAGCAGAACAAAAAGAAAGTGGGGGTCGGGCGAGGGGGAAAAGCCCGACCCCCACATCTTGTTACTGAACTAGATCAGTTCAGTTTGCGCCGATGCTCGACGACGACTCAATGCGACGCAGCGAAGCCTCGCGGAATCGTGCGTAGCCACCGAGCCAGTACCAGCCGACAGGCTGGAAGCGCTGGAGCACGTCGACCACAGGGCCACGGACGACACGCGGGAACGCGCCATTTCCATCCGTGATGCTGTGAGCCTTTGCGAGCGCCTGACGGCCCATGATGTGCGTGCAGTACACGTCCACCGTTGCCGAGGAACCCGTGCTCGAACCCGATCCATCCGAGGCGTTCTCGAAGATCTTCGCGCGCGGCGTCTCAATGAAACGCACACCTTCGAAGGCTCCGACTTCGCCGTTGTAGATCTGGGCGGTGTCGACGTACACGTGCGGGTCACGCCACGAAGCAACACCCGTTTCGCGACGGAGGTCGTACGACACGTCGGGGTGGATGTAGCCCATGTACATGCCGTTGAACGAAACAGCGTTGGCCTTGCGGAGCGCTGCGACGATCTTGCGGACGTCGTTGGCCTTGATGATGTCATCCGAACCGACCGTCGCACGGCTGTTCGGAAGGCTTGCGCCACCCGAGCCGTAGACCACGTTCGTGCCACCAGCGAGGACGTCGCGGATCACGCCGTCGATCGAGATGCCAGCGTTGTAGCCGACGAGGTTCGCGGCAGCCGAGTCGACATCGAGGAACGAGGTTCCACGCAACTTGGCGGTCGTGTTGACGGCATTGCCGTACTCTTCCAGGGTCACCTCGATCTGGCTGTCACCCATCACCACGGGGGTGACATCGGTGTCCTCGACGAGGGTGCTGGTCTTTTCGGCAAGATCGTTGAAGATCGTGAACTTGACCGAGGAACCAGGCATTGCCTGTGCGACGGGCATAACGTCCGCCGCCGCGTCGAACAGAAGTTCGCTGCGGAGCGCGAAATACGCGAGCCTGTCAAATGCAACCTGGTCTGTGAGCAGGTCGCTCGTTTGTGTCTTAGTCATTACCTGTTATTTCTTTCTCCCGACAGGACGGGAGTCCCGCGGGTTAGATGTTGTTTGCTTGCTGTCTCATCTGGGCCAGCAGGGTCATCACTTCATCCTGATTGCGAGTGTTGTTGATCTTGGTCAACCAATCCTCGGCGGGTTCGCTTTGCTCACCAGCGCGTTGGGCCTTAGAGATCTTGTTCCAAGTCTCCTGCTCCGCTTTGTTTTCTGCGGCTTGCGTGGAGGGCTGAACAAGGTTTGCTTCTTCGGCGGCTGCTCGGATTGCTTCGGGAGTGATCTCGCCGTCGTAGCCCTTGATGAAGTACTTGGCTACTGGGTTGTCGAGCGGTACTCCCGCTTTGACAAACGCCAGTTCGCGCTTGGCTGCTTCGGCCTCTGCTCTCGCGGCTCGCTCTTGCTTCAACTCTTTTTCGAGTTTGCGCATGTGCGCCCGAACAGGGTCTTGACCTTGATCCATCGTCTCGTCATCGAACTCGTTGACATCTGACATGGCCCACTCCTTCTGCCCACACCTCAACTGGAGGAGTTGAGATGGCTGCGTATTACACCCTTGTTTTCACGTTGAAGTCGGGGATTCTCCAACGGTCATCCCTAACGGGATGTAGTCACTGTACCACACAGAGTGGTGTTGTCAAGGGGGACTACTGCGGTCCACCCAATCCAGTCTCGATAGCACCCGAAGTAGCGCCAGTGGTACGGGCGAACTGTCCGCCAGCCTCGAACTCTGCGACACGCTGACGCTGACGGCGCTGCAACGCCTCTTGCGCCTGAACGTCAAACCCGAACGCGGCACCCACTTTCTGTTGCTCGGTGAGTGCTTCTTCGCCTGCCATCTCGGTGTACAAGCCTGCGAGTTGGCCTGCACGCTGGAACGCTTGCTGCGCTTCGTCGATGCTGTAGCCGCGTGCCACCAGGTCTTCCACCGTGCCGACACCCAACTGGAAACCACCTTGCTCGAAAGCACGGGCAGAGATCTGGGCGGCCTGGGCCTGACGGGTGAGCAACGGGGTTGCCCGTTCTGGGTCGATGAAGTAGGCAGCCAACTGGGATTCGTTTACCCCGTACAGGGTTTGCATCTGGCGCTTCACTTCAGGGTCGGCGTCAGCGACAAGACGGTAGCCCTGCTGGACGCGGGTGTTCAGTTCTGCTGGGGAGACGTCGCCTTCGATCAGTTTGCGGAAGTCATCGGGTTCGTCGTAGAAGCCTGACGGCAGACCGTTGGAGCGGAGGGTTGTGCGGAATGACTCTTCCAACTGGACGTAGGTGGCAGGGTCAAGTGCTGGCAGACCTTTCTTTTCACGGGCTGTGTTGGCTGCGAACCGCTGTTTGTAGGGGGCGGTTTCACGGAGTTCGAACAGCACCGCGTCGCCATCAGTGATGCCTCGGGCGATCAGGCCACGGACGTTTGTTTCCAGGGCATCAAGTCCGATGCGGGACAAGAGAACACGAAGCCGACCGAACGCGTCTTCCTGTTGGCGTGCAAGAGCCTGGGCTGCGAGCCGTTCCTCTAGTTCGCGACGAAGACGGGCCTCACGCTCAGCAGGGGTTTCCTGCGGGACATTCGCACCTGGGGCGACAGGGGTTGTGGTTTCGGGCAGCGGAAACCGTTCAGGAACGTAAATGTCGAACGGGTCAGCAGGCGCAGTAGGAGCAGTAACAGGTGTGAAGTCGGGAAGAGTGGTTGGGGTATCAGTCCCCTGCCCGAAAAAGAATGGGTCAATGTTCGTCATCGTGTGAACCCGAACGCTTTCTCCAACGAACGCACAACGCTACTCACTTCCTGATTCGCTTTAGCGGTGTACTGGTAACCGTACTTCGGATCAGACTTTAGTTTCTGTGCCCACTCAGTCAGCGACAACGGGCCATCCTGACCCTGAAGAGCCTCAGAGTAAATCGACGGCGCACCACCAGCGTCAACCAGATCAACCTGGTCCAACGGCTTTTCGAGGATCTGTGCCGCGTACTGACGGTACGGCTTGAAGATCTGGTCGATCGTCAGGCCAGCGTCAAGGTCTTCAGCGACGCCTTTGTACCAGCGGCGTGCCGCGATCTTGTACGACTGACGCAAATCGTCCTCGGTCTTGCGTCCAGTGAGAACGTCCTCAACTTCCTGGTTGGACAACTGGAAGCCGTAGTCCCGTCCAATCTGACGGATACGGTCAGCCTCACCAGAGGTGAGTGCACGGGTAGCGGCAGTCTGCATCGCATACACGTTCGTGCCAGCAGGCTTCGCAAGCGCTTCCTGATAGATGAACAGTTCAAGCGCTTTGCCTGTCTTGGCGTCACGCGCAGCCTTCGTAGCAAGGTTCGCCAGTGAAGCGTCGTCGATCTGAAGGTTGCCGTACGCCTGCTTGATTTCCAGTTTGAACTTGTCAATCTGCGCCTGCTTGTTGCCAGGGGTGAGTTTGTCAAAGTTCTGCTGGTTGGTTGTCGTGTTCTGGGCGTACTCGGTTCCCGAGAATCCCTGCTCCATGAGCGTTTCAAGTTCGTCGGAGTCGTACCACTTCTCCAACACTGCACGCTGCAACAGTGCGGTCATGTCCGCGCCGAATACTGTCTGGTCGAGGAGGTACTGGTATTGCGGGAACTGGCGACGGAACTCTGCTTCCCAGTTTGCGATTGCTTTGTCGCCTGCGGCTAAACGTGCACGAATCGCTTGGCGGTTCTGTGGCGTGTCAGCCAACCCAGAAGAAGCCAACTCTGTTTCAACTTGCTGACGTGTGACAGGACGGGCAGCGCCACCGCCACCTCCCCCGCCAGTTCCACCACCAGTAGGAGCCGAAGGAGTCCCATCTCCACCAGCCTCGGGTGTAGCAACACCAGTAATGCGAAGGGGCGTGCGTTGACCCAAATACGTTTGACCGAAGCGCTCAGCCTCGGCACGGTCTACAGCCTGGGGTGTGGTGCCAGCCGACAGGCCAGTCTCCAACATTTCATAACGACCGTAACCAGTCGTGCTAAGAACTGGCTTAGCGAGAGCGCCAGCCTCCATCGCGTTGATGTCACGCTTGACCTGGCCGACAGTTGCAGTGTAGGTGTTGAACTCTTCTTCAGTTACTTCGCCAGTGTTCAGACCGCGCAAATAAAAGTTCTTGCTGTTCTCCAGCAACTTCAGTTCTTCTTTGGCATTGAACAGCGCTGTTTCACGCTGCTTATTGGCACGCTGATCCAACCTGCGTTCCTGAGTGGTGGCTGTTTTCTCTGCTTTCTTCTTTGACTTTTCAGTCTTTACAGCAGCAGTAATAGCACCTTTCGCGCCAAGAAGTTGGGTTGCAATCTGGGCAGGCGTGTACGACTTGCCCTGATAAAAGAAGTTTTCGCCCGCATCCAGGGCTTTTTGCGCTTTATTGAAATCGTCCTGTGCAGCCATGTCAGCGTCCAATCAACCGTTCGAGAACTTCGGCAGCACGCGCAGCCCCCTGCACAGCGACCTCACCTTCACGTCCAGCCTGCACCGCAGTAGCGGCAGCAGTGCTCAACGCAGGCGCCTGCTGTGCTGAACCAGCACGCTGAACCTGCTGCTGTTGCACAAACTGGACAGCCTCACGAGCCTCACGAGCAGTCAACGGACGACCCAACAAACGCAGCGACTCGTCACGCAACACCTTCTCCACATCCTCACGGGCAGTGACGCGAACACTTGGACCGCCAGATGCTTGACCGCCAGGGTATTCCTCACGGAACAAACCCAACCCAGCAAGACCAGTTGTACCGTAACGGTCCATCGTCAACAGGTACTTGCCGACAGCCTCCAAGTCCTTACTGTCCACCATCGAACGTGACGGCTTGCCGCCCTCATACATTCCGCGGTCAGCAAGAATGTTCAGGAAGGCGCGACGGTCGTTGACGTCAGTGATGCCGGCAATGAACTGGTAGGACTCTTGACGCAGTTTGCTTGACGACCCGCCGTACGGTGCGCGTTCAATCTCACCGTTCTGGTTGACGAGGTTCGGGCCTGTGTAATACAGTTCCTGACCTTTGCGTTGGAAATACTTTTCGTCGTACGTTTCCGTGCCGATCTTGGCAGTTTCGCTGACAGCAACTTTGCGTGGCTGGAAAGGGTAGGTGATGGGCAGCGAATAGCCCCCATCACTTTGGGTCATGGGGATTGCGCCTACGTCGATGTTGAAGTCGCTCATATCAGTCCACCTCAGATGATAGTTCGTCCCATACCCGCAAGAAGCCAGGTTCCTGCTGACCGATAGCCGTACCAATGTTGTACAGCCACTGGCGCAGGTTCTCGAACTTGTCGGCACGGATGTCCTTATTGCCTGCACGTGCCACTTCTGCGTACGCCTGATCGCGGTAACGCATGTACTCGCGCACTGCTTTGGCGACATTGTTGCCGTCAAGTGAGGCGTCGCTGGCTGCCTCACGGATCTGCTTGACCGTGTTATCGAACTCGCCAACAGTGAAGGTGGCCACCTCAGGGAACCCTGGCAGGCGCTTGTTGATCTCCTTTCGGGCGTTAGCCAGCCATTCGCGTTGCTCTGGGGTCGGGTCGGTGCCGAGGCGTTGCTTCAGGTTGCGGTAGATCGCTGATCCGACACGACGCTGAGCCAACTCGACCATCTCATCATCGGTCAAACGCTTCCGTTTGCCAGTACGGATCTGCCGTTCGTAGGTGGCATACGAGAAGTCGTCGCCAGCGGGGGCGAAGTAGGCGGCAGCCTCAGGGTATTTCTTGAACAGGTCACCGTTCTGACGTTCCCAGTCACCGAACTGGTCGGAAGCAGACAGGCCACCGACCTGTGCCTGAGTCTTGCCAGACATGTACAGGTAGGCGTCGTCACCGAAAATGTCGAGGAACTGTTCGACTGCGGTGTCAGGGTTTTCGCGGTTGAGGCGCTGGAACTCGGCTACGAGCACCGATGCCATCATGTCTCCACCCTTTGTTTCGACCATGAACTCTGAGGTTCCGCTGGTCGGTCCGATGAACTGGGATGCTGCACGCATGAACGTCAGTACACGGGCGCGTGGTTTGGCGTCATCGAACAGGCGGATCTTTTCGTTGGGATCGGCAAGGTCGTATTCGCCTGTTGCTGCCAACGCTTGCACGGTTTCCATGTATGTGTTGGCGTAGATGCCGTCCAGTTTGTTGGGGTTGGCGCGGAACGCCTCGGTCATCTTTGACACGTAGCCAGGGACAAGGGAGCCGAAGCCTTTGCGTCCGTATGGGAGGACGTATTCGAGCAGCCCGTCAAGTTTTGGGGTGTCGGGCGCCAGTTGTGATGCTGCGATTTGGACGGCGGGGCCGAATCCAGGGACAACCTGGAAACCCATCGACAGTCCCTTGACGCGACCAACCAGCGGTGCTTCGACACCTGTAGCGAGTTTCGCGAGTTTGCCTGAGAACGGAAACGTGAACATGTTCTCGCCGCTTACGGGGTCTTTGTAAAAGAATCCGCGACCGTCGTTCTCTGGGTCGGCACCAGTCAAGCCTGTGTAAACCTGTTGTGCGCGACGGATACGGGCAGGGTTCTCTACGAGGAAGCCTGCGTACTTGGTCATTACTTCTCGGTATGCGGAACCGAACGGCATGAGGATGCGGAGCACGTCTTCCAGGTTGTTGCGTTCTGCTGCGTTGTACAGGGTTTCTTTGGTGAAGTTCAGGGCTTTGATGGAGGCGAACTCTTCGAGTTGTTCCATCGTGCCAGTGCCCTTCGAGTTGGCGAGAGCCTTTTCCAGTTTCTTGAAGTTGGCTTTTCCGCCGACAAGGTTCTGGATGCTGACACCGTTGCTGTCCGCCGCGGCAGTCAGACGGGACAGAAGCGCGTTTGCCTCAGATGGGGACAGAAGATCTGCGTTGTTGACGATGTTCTCGTAGTAGGACTGGCGGAACAGGGGTGAACGCTCAAACTTTCGGACAGCAGTCCCGTAGATGCGGTCGAAAAAGAAGTCAACTGCACGGTTCTTTAGGCCGATGACGTTCTCTTCTGTTGCGCTGAGAGTGCCTTTCGGGATTTCGCGTTCGGCATACTTCACTTTGTTTGGCAGACGGTTACCCTGTGTATCTGCGACACGCTTGACAAGTTCAGCGAACTCTTGACGTCCTTCTGGGGTATCCCAGATGTCAAAACCGCTGACACGCTGAATCGTGTAACGGCTGCCGTCACCAACATCGGTAATGATTGCTGCGACACCAGGTTCGCCAGGGACTTCAATCAGGCTGCCCTTACCAAAGTTCTTGGGGCCGTCAATAAAGTTCTTGGGAAGCAAATCGTTCGGGTCGAGGCTGGAACGCGGCCCGTTGGGGATCTGGCGGTATGCGGTAGCGAAACGGATTGTCTCATCCCCGCCGCTTTTCAGTGCGACACGCGGCTCGGCAAGACGGTAAACCCAGTCGAGCAGCACATCGTCGGTGACTTCCTTGAACTTGACAAGGGTGGCTTCGCCAGTTTCTTTGTTCTTGATCGGGACGCCGTTCTGCAAATACTTCTTCAGCGACTCCAGTTGGCGTGCACCCTTTGGACGCTTCGGATCGCGCAGATAGGTAAGGATGTCTTCACGCGGGATGCCTTTAGCGACCGCGTTCATAATCGTGTCCTGGCTGACCTGACGCAGTTCGTCAATCAAACCTTTGTCCCACAGTTCGCGCTCTTTGGCTTTGTCAACAATCTTGTAACTGCCCGTACGCACAGCGCGACGTGATGCCTGCACTGGGTCAATGAGGTTGCGTTGCAAACCGAACGACATGCTTTCAGCGAAGTTGTCAATGTCATCATCTACCCCGTCAATGACTTTCTGGACGTATGTATCCCAGTCGCGTCCAAAGATGTTGGTTGGGGCTTTCTTGCCCATCACGTAGTAGATGTAGTCAACAGGGTGGCGGAAGAACGACGCTTTGCCTACGGTTGCCATACGGATCTGGGCGTCAAACATGTTTCGCATGATGTATCCGCCAGTTGCCAGGGTGAGCGGCTTCCAGATTTCGTTCTGCAGATACTCGGTGACAGCGATAGCGCCGCGTGGGTCGCCTGCACGGTTGGACAGTGCGCGACGCACGAACGGGTTGGCGGTCAAACGGCGAACACCACGGAAGTCGGGGAGGACGCGCATTGTGTCCATCATTTCGACAACGGAACCTGGGCCTGACATGACCCACTTGTCGATGTCGGCGGGGTTGATTTCGGCTGGCAGGTCGATCATGCCTGAGTCAACATTTGCTTTGATGATGTTGCCGTCGTACATCTCGCCAAGTTCGTCAACGAAATACGCTTTCGTCTGGTCGAGCACCTGACGTACCTTCTGAAACATTCCTTTGGCGGCGATCTCCCCAATGTCGTCACCGAGATCTTTCTTCAGGGTTAGGGTGACAAGTTCGTTGAATGTTCCATCGAGTGATTCGAGGTTGATCTCGTTCGGATTGCGGTAGGTGTCGATCACCTTCTTCATAAAGTTCCGACCGTCAATACTGTCGGTCTTTACTCCGATGGTGTCCAGATAGTTGGCGTACGACTTGACCGCCTTGATGCGGTCCTGGGTGGAGCCAGCAACTAGCACTTGGTCTGGGACATCGGTGAAGAGTCGGCTGTTGCGCCACGAGTTGTAGCCAGGAACTTTTTCCTTGACCATCGTGCCGAAACGTGCGCCGCGAATGTCACGAATGTCGGTGGGCAGGATGCCTGCGACTTCGCTGTTCATGCGGTCAGCGGCCTGACCGATAATGCCGATCACTTCGTCAGTGGTCTTGGCATCCTTGAACTTCATTGCGGTATCCAAGTCGATCTTGTAGTCGAAGATTCGGGACAAGATGTCGAACTCGTCGTCGCTTTCAGTTAGCGCCTCAACAAGACGGCGTGAGCGTTTATCGCTGGTAAAGAACTGGCGGAACTTGGAACCGTTCCATGCGATCTTTTCGGCTTCATCCAAGCCAGCAAGCCCACGCTCAGCGGCTTTGGCGAACGCAGAGATTTCCTCGGCGGTCTGAATGCTCGGGAGTGCGGCGCGGGCTGTTTTCGCTCCAGCCAACGCTTTGCCAGCAACAATCGTCGGATCGGCGAACACGTTGACAGCGGCATCAACAACACCTGACAGCAGGTTGTATTCTTTAGATCCTGGGGTGAAGAACACGTCGGCTGATCCGCGACCAACAGTCCACGCCTGTCCGTTGATCGTGCCACGGAAACGACGGGCACGTTCAGACTGTTTTTCTGCGACCTGACCGCCAACGAAATAGCCGTCACCCGCACCAGTCGGATCAGCCATCAACGACCCGAAAGTGGTGGACTTGAACCAGCCATCGAACCCTTCAGGATTGGTGGATGAAAACAACTGGGAACCAAGATTGGTTGTCAACTCGGGGGCAAGGTTCAACGCGGCGAACGTCCAACGTGTCGTCGTCTTCACTTTGTCAACAACGTTGCGCTGCCACCACGACTTCGGCTGATTGTCGGGATCAAGACGTGTCTGTGTTGCGCGTGCAGAAAGTTCTGATGCACGGTTCAACGCCTCAGGTGACGCGTTACCTTTAGCCAAAGCCAGGATTTCGCCTGGTTTCATCCACGGGTTCTGACGGTAAATGTCACCGATCTTCTTCGCCAACGCAGGGTCAGCCTGCGCTTTCAACTGATCGGCACGATTCCCGACAACAGTTGTTTGTTCGAGGATGTCCTGTTCGTCTACCGCATTAGGCCATTGGCTTGTTGACATTAGAACCCTTCGCGGAGAGCCGAGTCAATCAAGTCTGCCAGATCGTCGTTGTAGTTAGTGAGCAGCAACGCTTTCAGTTCTTCCATCACATCATCCGTGTTCGGAGGCATAATCGGAATACCTGCACCCAACGCGTTGGGGCCAGCACCAAAGTTCGCGCCAGCAGTGATCGGTTCCATTGGACGTGCCGTGGGTGCGGTGAGTGAACCTGACGGCATTGGGCGTGCGCGACGCGCAGCCTGCTGTGCAGCAACCTCGGTCGGTGCGTTACCAGTTGGCATGGCTTGGACGCGCTTCTCCTGCGCTGCGGCCTCACCGTAGGTTTGATTGCGGAACTGTGGCTGAACCATTTATCCCCCCAGTTGTGCGAGTAGAGCCTCAATCGGCGGTGCCCCGCCACCAGTCGGAGGAGCGGCAGGTGCCTCTGCCCCCATTCCTGGCATCGCCAATCCTGGCATAGTTTCAGGTGAACCTTGCGGAGCCTCGGATGCTTGACGGTCGCGTGCACGCTGATCCGTACGACGCACCGCTTCAAACAGCGGGACATCTTGCTCGACAACCAACTTGGTGAGGAACGCCAGATCCTCGGGCTGGTACGGGCCTTCAGGGTTCGCAGCCTGCTGCTGAATGGACTGCAACAGTGCAGCCTCGACACCTTCCGCAATGATGCGGTCGTGCTCTAGTTCGGGGTCTGCGATGAGCGGGTCTGCTTCGCGTGCCGATTCCTTCGACATGAGTCCTGCGCCGATGCGCTGTCCGAGGCCGACGATCAGGTTATTGACGTCTGATCCAGCAGCCGAATACGCGACGTAGTGGAAGTCGGTTTGCCACACTTTGTTCGGAACATACGTTTCCTGACCGACCGACGTGCGTGACGGGATGAAGAAACTTTTAGTCCTGTTACCCCAATACGCTTTTTCGACCGCGATAGCGATCTTGTCTTCGTGCAGCAGACTGTTCGCGAAAACTTCCTGTGCTTCCTGGACGCGGTAGTCAACGGTGGCGGAAAGGACAGATTCGCCGCGGCGACCAGTACGAATGTTCGTTGCCGACTCGCCACCGAACTCTGCGGGGATCGCACCTTCGAGACGCTCTTGGCGTTCGAGACGGTCGAGTGCGGTGTCGGTCTTGTAGCCAGGGTTCAACTGCAACTGTTGAATGTCGCCACCTTTGACGACTCCGAGGATGCCTGACTTGCCGTCAGCCAACTGGAGGATCTCAGGGTTCTCGCCAGGGCGTGCAACCAAATACTCTTCGGGGAAGATGCCGCGCTCGATCGCGATCTCCGTCAGAGCCTGGAGACGTGCACGCGTGTAGTACATGCCGAGCACACCGTCGAACTGGCCTCGTGCCTTATCGAGCGTGATGCGTTGCGGAACGACAGCAAGCGGGACGCCTGCACGGTTCGGGATCGCTTCCAACAGGATCGCTTCAAGCCCTGCACGTTCGGCGGGGTTGAGTTCGGGGTTGTCTTCTGCTCCGAGGACTGCGAGTTGGATGCTGTCAGCGCAAACGTATTCGAGGAGTGTGTAGCGGGAGTCGGAATCGACACGACCCATACGCAACTGGCCTGACACCAACGGCCCATAGTTTTTCAACAGCCAGGATGCGGTGACACGTGACGTGAAGATGCAGTTCTCTGGAACAACGTCGTCTTCGTCCATCGGTGCAGCGAACGTGTCCAACGGGTTACGGACAACCCACTTCGGGGTGAGGGTTTCGAAGTCGGGTTTGATGAAGACGGGTGACTGGCTGTAGCCGAGAAGGTGGCGTGCGCGGCGACGCAGTTTCATCTGCATGCGGTTCTCATCCCAGAACGAGTTCAGTGCACGCTTACGCATGCGTGCCATTTTTTTCGCCGTCTCGGAACCTTCTTTGACTGGCGGGAAAAATGCTTGCGGCATCGTCGAGGAGACACGCATGGACATTTGGTCCAAACCTTGTACCAGCAGGTTGGCGACGTTCGTTTTGGCGTTGCGGTCAAGTTCGTTGAGCGGGACCACGACGTCTCCGTTGGCGAGGTCGCGGACGCGACGCATCTGCTCATGCACAGGGCCAGCAGCCAGACGGCGCTGGTGATACAACTCTACGATGTCATCTAGTGAGCGCACGATACTCCGTTGTTAGGCAAACCTGACGACAGAGTAGCAGACTAAATCCACGAGGGGCGCCATAGTCGGGGTGGTCGTTTCATCGGACCGAGTTGTGGCATGTGAAGTTCAGCGAACCAGTGAGCCATCACCAAGTCCGTCCCGTTCTTTTTGTTGCGTGTCCACGACGACATCTCCTCAATGAAGGCAAGCGTCTTCCAGTTCTCACGCATGGTCGGGATGCGTACCTGTCCGTTGCGCCACAGCGGTGGCAGTAGCGCTTCAACACCCAGGTTCTCATCTAACTTGTTACGGGAGGTTGTGTGCGGGACGACAAGAACACCGTGGAGGGCTTGCCATTTGCGTACGAAGTCGTGGGCGAGGAGGAAGCGTTGGGCGGCGTTGACTTCAACAATCCAGTGGGAGATCGGGTAGCCCATCTCGAACGACCTGTTCTGCCATGCCTCCATTATTCCGCCGTACTCGCGGCTGCTCGTGTTGAATCCGAGAAGTTCCTCCGCCGTTAGTTTCGTCCGTTCCAGGTCAACCAGGTAGCGAAGGTTGGTGGATGGCTGGTAAAGCCACCATTGGATTGCCCAAAAGTTTGTGGGGCTGGGGTCCACGGAAGCGATGGAAATGATCGGGGGTTCGAGGTTGGGTGGGATGTATCCAGGGCGACGGTCAGTGTCGATGCAGCCCTGGTAGAGCACACCGTCTGGTCCCATGCCACCTGTCGCCCACACTCGCTCGATCAGGTACTGGCCTTGTGCGAGGTCTTGCTGCTGGTAGATGACATCAAACTTGGCGGGGGCGGAGTGTTTGAGGTAGGACAAATCTTTCCAACTCAACCTGTACGGGTCCAGTAGCGGTCCGTTGGGCCACGGGGGTGCGATGGTGCGTCGGGACTCTCTTCCCGTGTCCAGGTCTTCGTAATAGGCTTTGTACACGAAATGCGTGTACTTCGATTTCTTTTCTGGCTCCACCTCGGCGGACACGTCTGTCACATCGGAGCCGTCGTATGCGTCGGGGTCTTCTTCGTAAGTGACTTTAGATAGACAGTGCGCGTAGAGGTCGCCTGGTCCGAGCCTCTGTCCGATCACCACGAGGGTGCCACCTGGATCGACACGGGCTTCCGCCACAGTGTCCCAGCGTTCTAACAGTTTGTCTCTAGCGACGGACTCTTTGGCGTTCTCTGGGGTGGCTACGTCGTCGAAGAGGCACAGGTCGGCGCGGTGTCCGATGAACTCTGAGTCGATGCCGTAGGAGGAGACGGTCGGTTCTTTGTTATCCAGTCCCGATAAGTCTTCCTGTTCCACTATGAACTCTTCTGCTCTCCACAGTGCACCAGAGGATGACGGTTTGAACCTGCCGTAGTCGATAGACAGGCACGCTTCCGCGTTCAACGCCAGCCCTTTCTCCACGAGGATGGGGTCTGGGGTGAGCGGGAACGGGCGTTCCAGGGTTTCGCGGATACGACGCGAATACATTTTTGCAAGGGTTTGGGTGGCGGACCCGATCAACACACGGATCTTGCGGTTCCTGCAAATCATCCACACCGCGAAATCATGGAACAGTGTCGATTTCCCTGCGCCAGGGGGACAGTTGATGAGGATGAACTCTTTCTCAGGGGACTGCAACATTTGGGCGATCTTGTATGCGGCATCCACCTGCCACGGGGACGGCACCCTACCCAAATAGCGGCGACGGAAGTAGTCGAAATCTTCCAAACCGCGCTGCGCCTCAGGGGAAAGCCTGTCGTACGGGATCACAGGAGGAAGATCCGCCACCTCCATCGCAGACTTCCACGCATCCGCCTGCCTGCCACCCTGCTTCTTGACAACCTGACCGACCTCCACCTCAGCCAACTGGATCTCAGCCTGCGCCTTCCGCCGCTTCGCCTCCCACTTCGTAGCAGTATTCACATGAATCCCAGCGATACCCGCAGCATCCTGAATAGACATCCCCGCAGCCCGAGACTGCCAATACCGTGCCACATCCTGCGGCGGAATCTGACGTCTCCCCGAACGACCAGCAACCATAATCATCACATGATAGTTGCAAACCATCTGCCACATGTGTTATGCTCATCGCACACGTCACGCTGGGAAGCGTTGCGAACCCAAAAAATACGGTTCTCCTAAACGATTACATTCCTCCTCGCATACAACTGCCAGGGCAGCATGGTTAGATCGCATGGACTAGTGGCCTGAAAAGGGGACCGTAGATTGTCGTCTTCTTTTGGTATTGAGAACAGACGGGTTCAGACGTAAAACAGAACTTGGGGGGCTAAAAAGATTTGCCACCAGCCAGCAATCCTGCCAGCAGGAGTAGGGGGATAAAAACCAATAAGCCCCCACCCACAAACAAGCAGGCCAACAGCCCAAAGGTGGAGCCTGGTCACAAACACACAACCCCCAAACCGACACCCAACTCACAAAAATGACCACACACCCCGAGGCTTATATATATACATACACCCCGTGCGCGCGGCAGACCCCCCGTTCCTACTTTCTGACCGTTCAGTAACCCACCCACCCCCAGTTTGACTGACCGTTCAGTAACTTACTGACTGGTAAGTAGAACCCCCCACCCCCCATAGGACTACAAGTCCAACCAGAACAGGACGAAAAGTCCTACACGAGACGTGCCGCCTTGTTAGGTGAGCCTGACAAAGGTGGGGTGTGTTGGGACTAATGGTTCTAGTTTTTGTTACACAACTGTAACCTAAAAGACTTGACAAAGGGTCGGGGTTCCTGTAGAGTGGTGTTCAGTGAGGTTCCGTGGTGGATCCTCCAGGAGAAAAGGAGCAAGGGATGGAAACTCAGATCACACTCACCAGGGGGCAGGTGTCTCACCTGCTGGCGATCCTGGACGCTGATGTCACGTTCTGGCTGGATGAGGTCAAGAAAGCGGAGGGGGACGGGTTCGAGTGGGGACGCTACGTCGTGCGTAGGCTGCTGGAGGCGGGTGACCTGCGTGACAAGGTGAGGGAGCAGGCTTACCAGGTCGCCTGACCTGGCAGGACTGGTGACCTGTAGGGGTCGAGGGGTTCGTTGCCCCGCCAGTCCACAAGGTGCGGTGCGTGTGGTGCGTACCGACCGAAGACAAACAGAAAAGGAGCAAGGACAGTGAAATACAAACTCGACGCTGAGACGCTCGCGGACATCCGCGACGTGCTCGGACAGTTAGGGGAGGCCGGCCCGTACTCGGGACGCACAATGTACGAGGAGGAGTGTCTAGCGATCACGACTGATGACGTGGCGCGCACGTTCGCGTGGCTCGGAATGGGTGGACGCAAGTTCCGTGAGTTGCTCGACTTGATGATGGAGTCGGACATCCGTTACGACGCATCAGGAAAGCACAATACGGTGGTGTACTTCCCGTGGATCATCATCGACGAGGAGGTGGAATGATGACAACGCACGACGAGTACTGCCGAACCCTTAGAGAGATGGAAGCACTGGAGCGCAAGGTCGAGCGAGCGAAAGCACGTTTGGAGTCTGCACGGCAGGAGTTGGCACGCAAAGAATACGAGTCGGCAGCAATGTTCCGCGAGTTGTGGGACATCCACGTCGCCCCAAGTTGGCAGAACAAATAGTCCAAACAGGATCACCGTAGACAGGCGAAAGGCTTGCATCCCGAGCGAGACGGGACTACGGTACAAGGTAACGGTTTCCGTGGTGGATACCGACCGAAGACAAACAGAAAAGGAGAAATACACAATGCCTACAAAGGCACAACTACAGGAACGAGACGAGGCACGCGCACGCTTGCGTGAACTCGTAGACAAGTCAGAGAAGCGGCGCGACGGTAAGCCAGTCGTTTACACCTTCTTGCGGCATGTCTCCAAGTCGGGAATGTCACGCGACATCACGCTAAAAATCGTGGACGACGAGGGGACGCTGCGCGACATCACCTACACCGCCGCGATCGCGTTAGGTGAGAAGCCGCGCGACTTGCACGGATGGAATGTCATTCGTGTCGGTGGCTGCGGCATGGACATGGGCTTTCACCTTGTGTATTCGCTTTCGTCGGTACTGTTCGCAGACCGTAACCGTGCAGGCTACGTCATCGACCATGAGTGGGCATGACATGGAACCCCTGATCGCTTTCCTTGCGCTCACTGGCTGGGTGCTTGGCACGGTACGAGTGTGCCGATACATGATCGACAACCCGCCACGCTACGAAGGGGGCAACGAATGAGCACAGACACAAAGCACGCGCAGTGCGCTTGCTCAATCAACAGAGACGGGACAACGACCACGTTCCTATGCCCCGTCCACGCACAGCACGACCCGTGCTGGACTAAGCAACAGATCACAGGAAGACGGCGGCGCGGCTCAGTCGAACACGGCTGCTGCACACACTGTGGATGGGAGGGGAAAGAATGAAACAGAACATAGGTGCGCACGTCCTCGTACAAGACACAACAGGACACAACCACACGGTGTATGTATCGTTCGGAGAGTACGACGAAGACACAGACACCGACACTCACGGGGTGCGTGACATACGCATCGCCTACTACATGACACCCGAACAACTACGGAACGGAGCAGCCACGCCCGACGAGTACTACTCGATCATTTCGTGGGAGTACGAAACGAAAACGGAGGACTAATGAAACCCCAGTGAAATAAAGATACTTGACAAGACTTGACAAGTGTGCTATACTGGTATTCGTCGGCTGGTAACCGACACAACAGAAAAGGAGCAAGGCAATGACCGAAAAGTACGAACCGTTCCGACTGTTCAGCGAACTGCTGTCATCACCCCGCAAACGTGCGGCAAGTGACAGACGTTCACACGCAGCCGAGATACAGAGAACCGCAACATTCCAGGAGTGCCCAAACTGCGGGACGACATGGCCCACAGATGAGGCAGACGAATGCGAGGACTGCACCGCATGACACTGGTCACCCTCGCGATCGTCGCAGTACTTCCCGCCCTCGGACTATTGACGGGCATACACATAGAGCGCAACAAACAACAGCGCATGACCGCCACGCGGCGTGCATACCAACACAGAAAAGGAACAGAACAATGACACTCACGGAAACGAAAACCGATGGCGAATGGCTCGATGACCTGTACGCCATCCTCAACCAAGACGGCAACCAAGCAACAGACACCGACTGTCTAGAGCAGGCATACGTTCTGCTACAGGAGTGGTCACAGCAGCAGGGCGGGTACTGACATGATGTCGCAGCAGCAGGTCAGTCGCCACCGATACAGCGTCTACGTCAATGACGTGGAAGTGAACAACCACTTCCTCACCTACGACCAAGCCGAAACGCTCGCCGACAGTTACCGTGCCAACGGCTACGACGATGTGTACGTCGAGGAGATGATTAGCGCATGATGCTGCGCCTCTTCAGGCGCAAACATCCACCATCACGAGCATCACTGCCCGTATGGATAGCGCGTCACGACAACGGCAAGTTCTGGGCAGGGCCATACAAGTGGCAGGGCAGGACAATGACTAAGCATCTACCGCTCATCTACAAGTGGGGGACAGAGCAGTCCTGCCGCTCCTCGATCATGTGGTCAGGGTTGTCAAACGTCCACCCCGTCAAGGTAGACTGGGTGAAGTTCGCAGACGGTCATAGAAAAGCGCATCCACCACTGCGCCACCGTTGAGCGACGGGGTTTCCCCCCGCCATTGTGTTATCCCTTTTCCGATGGCGGGGGAACCTCGTTACAGCGCACGCCAAACAGACGGCGAATGATTCTCCTCAACCGCCTTCTTCTGCTCAGGCGAATCGTACAAACGTACGAAATGGAAGCACGGATCACCACCGTCGAAGAAGTCGTCGTCCTCTTGACGGCTTGTCGCCATACCGTCATGCCCGTAGCAGAGAGCAGGCCCACAGAAACCTTTGCGATGCCCCAACTCCAGCCACTGGTCTATCGTCATCACATCTGCGAGGATCGCTGACACCACAGGTTCAGCCAACTGGAACAACTCGTTCCCCTCCTCAGTGACACCGTACGTTTCGATCAACCCCACCTCTTGCAAGAAAGAAACGGCAGCCTCGTAATCTTCTTGCGTCAGTTCGATCTCTTCATCGTCCATGTTCAAACTCTACCTTCTCCATAGGGGTCGGCTGACGGGAATGTTTCTCAGGGTTCGTGCACACAGGGGGACACGACGGCTTCACATGCAACACGATGTGCCGCTTACAGACAGGACATTCCCACTGTTGGCGTGGCATCAGCAGTCCTCCCACTTGGCGAGCGACCAGCCACGCACACGCCCATCCTTCTCGATGTAGCACCACTGTGGTGCGTCAGGGTCACAGTTGCAGCCCGTCAACTGACGCGGATCATGTGTCACGATGCCGTGACAGTTCAGGCATCTAACCTTTTTTGCGTCGCCGTTTAGGTTTGTCATCAAACCATTCACCTTTACGATACGGGTGACACCAACAGTTACATGATGCCACCACTTCAGGCGACCACTGGGTGAGAATCAAACTGACCTCACCACAGTGATCGCACATGGTGGAATAATCAGAAAGGTTCTTCGTCAAACGCAGGCCCACCATCGGCGGGTGCTTCGTTGCTGAACGACCACAGTTGCGCGTCATCAAACTTGGCGACACGCTTCACCAGATAAACGTCAGTGGCTTCACCCTTCTTGTTGGTGAGCGTAACCTTCTCACCCTCAAGACCTTCGTGGCGTATCTTGCAACCCCACGAACCGTCCTTCAGTTTGTACCAACTAGCACTCATAGTTCTCTCCCCTCGCTCAATGCGATCTTTAGTCGGTCAATCATGCTGCGGTACATGATGACCTGTTTTTCTAGTTCCGCAATCCGCATGCGGTCTTCGTCACGTTGCTCACGCAGTGAGTCAACGGTGACCTGAAGATCATTCAGCCATTGCTGATAGACGATGGTGTCGTTCTCTGTCATAACCCCAACGTATCCTCTGTGAGTACGCCGAGCGCGTATTTCCTACGCTGGTGGGCGAGCATCCCACCCCAGATACCTTCACCGATACCGTTCGTAACAGCGAACTGCAAACACTCACGGCGCACAAGACACGTCTTGCATACAGCGATCGCCGCCTTTGCGCCAGCAGAGTAGATGGATTCGGGATGGAAATCCCCGCTGTTCGCTTCCTTACAGGCTGCGTCCAGCATCCACGAATCGTCCTTGTCAACCAGTGATAACTCTTCAAGAAGTTGCATGTAGGTGTACTTTCCACGGCTGCCAGCCGTTCCCGTTTGTTTCTTGGGCATAGTCGTAGATCGCTTTCGCGGCAAGCAGATTCAGGAATGGGTCGAACAGTTGTTCGCACCCCACAGTAGGCAGCACACCCACCGATTGCAAGTATCCGTTCGGATACCAGCGGGTAGGCAAACACCAACTGCGATCATTCACTTGCACCAGCCCGAGATCCGCTGACCCGTCCCTGTTCAGGGTCGTGTTGTGTGCGGCAGGGTTACAGCGGGATTCTTTGTAGATCACATAGTCCAGGGTCGGCATGTTGTCGGCATGCCAGCCAGCCTGCTGAGCCAACCCCCACCACTGCGGACAGAGGGCAGCCGCAGGGATGGTGGTCGTAGGAGCCACGGAGAGGGGTCTAGGAGCCTCCACAATCGACGCAACCACCCTCATCGGGGGTGTGGAAGGGGTCGGGTTGGAACCCCCCGTCAAGCCCAACACCACAAGGGCAGCGGTCACGCCTGACATCAGGCGGGTCAGCCAATCCATCTACTGCCCATCCACCATAGCCGACAGCAGTGCCGTCAACTCAGCGAACTCAGTCAACGTCATCAAACAAATCCCCTCACTCGTACCATCAGGCATCGCAATCATCACGAACGGACGGATGTCACCAATCGCTTTGCTTGCATCCGACTGGGCTTTCGCGGCGAAGAACCTTGTAGCAATCGGTGACACCTGCGCACCAGCCTTTGACTCAACACGGAACGCCCCCACCCAGTGTTCCTCGTGCCGAGAACCAGCATTGCCAGTCGCAAATAAACCCAACTTCTTACGCGCACGTCGAGCCTTAGAGTCGCCCTTCGTACGGTTCCGTTTTCCGCGAGCCACAGGGTCGCCACAACCCTTGACCCGTCTCTTACCATCACGACCAACCTTTCCAAGCAGCCCATACTTGGGGCAATCTCCCACGGAGCAACGGTCGTGGTGTCCTTGACATTCACCTTTGCGTTCATCAGTCATGCGCTCACCTTGTGGATCTCAAACCAATCAGCCCACACCTGAGCAGGATGCAACCCCAAACGAGTCGCATACCTATCAGCCTGCCACTGATCCAACCAATGCGCCTCACCAAACCACTGCTGCACAGCACTCTTATCCAACCCCAACCTGTCAGCCAACACAGTCGGAGTCAAATGGGGGAACCTAGCGATCAGCATGTCTGTCGAGTAACGGCTCTTCGGAAACTTTCTTGGCTTACCCATCAGCGAACCTCCAACACCTCGATGATGCGCGAAGCCTCACCCTTCTTGATGTTCTCCATACGAGACAGCGGACGGTCGATGATCTCCGCACACTTGTCGATCTTCTCACCCATCGGCTGAATACCCTTCGCATTCAACATCGCACGGATCTTCGCGATCTGTGACGGTGTAGCAGGAGACTCAGGATCTTTGATCTCAGGCTTCTCCTCCACCGCACCAGGGAACGCGGCAGTCACCTGCTCGACCAACGTCTCAGGTGTCGGCTTCGGTTCCTGTGCTTTCTTGAAAGCGTCACGCAACGCAGGCATCTTCTCCTCAGTCAACGACCCCAGATCCACACCTGCTTCCGCTGCAATCTTGTCCGCATCCAACCCCTTCGATGTGCAGGCTTCACGGAACTTGGCAGCCAGATCAGGTTGCTTCACCTCGGTCATGCGTGCAACCTTCGCCATCTCCTCACGGCTAGGACGCGGCGCGTTCTTCGACTGGTACTTCCAGTTCGACAAACACCTACCGATCGCCGACGTTTCTGCGTTCTCCACGAACGACGTACGGTTCACAGGTGATGCGTCACGCACCTCCTCCGCGAACCCTGTCGCAACAGGACGGGGATCAGTAATGTCCTTGTACACCTCCGCTTTGAACACGACTTTGTTGTCGTCATAGTGGTGGATCTGAGTGAAGATCTGCCCGTTCGGGTACTCCTCCCAGAACTTCGCGAGCCGTGACTCGACTGTCTCGTAGTTGTCAAGATTGAATCGCATTACTTTTTCTCCTTGTTGTGAACTCGGAATGTCCGATACTGGGTTTGCTTTCTGTACTTCTCAGCCAAAGCAGGATGCTCGGCCTCAAACTTCTTGGTGTCAAACGATGTGCGTGTTGCTGTCTTCCAGGTGACCAACAGTTCGTCCTGCATCAGCCCGTACTCGGCAGTGCCAAGCATCGCGCAGATCTCAGCCTTGATAAGTTCCTCCACCTGCTCGGCCTGAGCCTTCTGCTCTTTCGCCAGCAGGTAACGCTCCAGCATGGCGAGCACTGACGGCCCAAGATCCACGGCTGCATCCGCGCCACCTTCCCCGACAGGGAACCGCTTCGTCACATGCTTGTACTCCAACACCGCATCATCAGGCATCATGCCCATGTCGATGGCGGCGAGGAACTCACGGCACTTAGTGAGATGCAGTGCACGCTCATCCGAGGTGACCGTCTGCTTGTGGAAGTGGATGTCCAACGACGAGTCGAAGATCACCCACATGATCTCGTGCTTGCCTGTGCAGATCGACTGCTGGACACCCTGCCAATACCAGTACGGTTCCAACGTCCCGTTCCAATGGCGTGAGATGGTCTTGATCTCATACACCTTGTCGTTCTGATCCACACGATCCAACGTCGCAATCAAACGCACGCCAGGTTCATCCCAACAGAACATGTCGATCGGCTCCTGCAACTCGACACCCAACAAACGTGCAGCCCAGTCAGCAACAACGGGTTCCAATGTGGTGCCGCGCATCATCGCACGGTTCGCCTCCGCAGGCTCGGGCGGATTCGGTGCAAGCAGGTCGGTAGCGAGATCTGCTTTCGACATGTACGGGTGCTGCCCGTGAACTACTGCTGCGACTGAAGCACTGATGCGTGCCAGTCCCTCTTCCGTTTTCCATCTCACCTTCAACCACTCAGGTGATCCATGTAACGGCTTCTCAACAAGGTAATGCATGTTGCTCCTTTTCTCAGTTGTATTCGTTCTGTTATCCACCATAACGGAACGGTGTCACAATGTCAACTAATCAGTTGCTCCCAGTTAGGTTCACCTAACATCACGATCTTGTTGACCATCCCTTTGGGGATGTGTGTCACCATGCCAACAGTTTCCATTTCGGGTATTTCATCTGGCATGTATGAACCCGTGATCGACACGTAGCCGTCCAGTTTGTCGGGCCATAACCAACCCACAGACACGACATGTGCAGGCTTCGGTTCGTAGTGATCTACGTCAACCCAACCATTCGTTGAATCGAACGCGTCAGTCCAATGCACTGCTACGAGCGACCACGGGCAACCCATTACCAGCCTTCTTTCTTCCTGTCGTTAGCACAAAACACGGGGGCATGAAAGGTGATCCCGTGCTTGGGTGCCACGATAGCCAACGCCTGCTGCGGTGGCTCGAACTGGAAGTTGTTGATAAATGCGTACTCGTCGTAGCCCTTCGTTGACCCGTTGACCACCAGGTAGGGGGTGGGTAGGTACTGGTGCCAGTGCCCCATCCACAAGGTGCTGAAGTTCTGGTTCGTGGTCAGATACCGCTGGGCTTTGCGTGCACGGAGACGCATGATCGGAGGATAGATGCCACCGATACCGCCGCCACCGTTCACCTGATCGCCGTGCGTCAGCAGATGACCGAACCCGTACACGTTGACGAGAACGTCGGTGCCTTCGGGGATGTCGAACGTGACGCGCTTGTCCTTAGCGAAGTGACGCTCAACCATCTTCGATAGCAGCCAGTCGAAGTTGGTTTTCACACGCAACTTGGCACGCGGCTTGCGTGACATGCGCCCATGATTACCAACCACCGACACGACATGCACCTTGCCGAACTCGTTGGCGAGCATGTCCACCGCAGCAGCGATCTGCTCCGACCAGAACAACACCGACCCGATCATCGTGTCCTCGTTCGTCTGCGCCAACTCCTCATGGATGTCACCTGAGAACAGGTCACCACCCAACATGAGAACACAGCCGTCGTACTTCACACCTGACAGATAGTGGCGGGTGATCTTGATGACGTTCGATGCCCACCGTTCCAACCGCAACTTGGCGATCTCACGGTTGTATGCGTTCAACCCCTCCACCTCCTCAGGCAACACCACCTCATCGAAGTGGGTGTCCGAAAGCATCACCATCACCGTGGCAGCACTGGTCTTCGGTGCCGCAGGTGACAGCCACTTCGGTGGGGCGATCTCCGCTGCCTCCATCGAAGACACGACCGAGAGTGCACGGTTCGCTGCCTCCAACTGCTCCCTGATCTTGGTCAGTTCATTGGTGGCAGAGTCACGTTCACGGCGCATCTTCACCAGATCGGCGCGTGCCATCAACTCCTGTTCCTGTTGGAGTTCCTCATCGAACTTCATTGAGTTCACTCCTCAAACGAGACAACGTGCCCGAGCCGACCATGATCCCCCGTGCCTGAAGGACGCGGCGGATAGCGGTCTGGTTGATACGAGGATTGTTGATCGCAACCATAAAGTCTGCGAAATCCTCAGGTGACAGTTTGTCCTTCAACTCCGCCAGTTTGGAGGAGTAACGGATCGACCTGTCCTGTTTGCTGATCTCATCCATCAAGCCCATTCGCGCACCGCCTTCCGCATCTGGCGTGCGATGTGAGCCATCTCACTCTCCTGACCCATGTAGTGACGGCGGATCATGTTCAGACAACCGAGGTAGCCGATGGCATCCCTCGTGTTGTCGGGCAGATCCATGCCGTTGTCCATCTCGTGCATGAGACGGGACAGTTTCATCGCCACCATGAACATGACACCCTCTTCGCTTGTCAGGTCGTTGCCTGTCATTGCGTTGAAGATGTTCACTGTCCGCTGATAATCCTCAGCAGGATGGCTGTAACTGTTTTGGCGGTCCCCCGTTATGAGGTTGTACGCCTCATTGACGATCTCCGCGCCTGCGGTTGTCGCTTCCATTGTTTCCCCTCAGTAGTTGTTCGGTTTTTTCGATCAGACCCCAAAGGGAATCTTGTTCCGCTTGGCCTGGATAGACCTTACGAAGAAACCCTGCGATCTGTGTCAACTCCATCTTGGTGAACTGCGCCATGATTGTCAAGCATCCCTTCCGAAGCATGGAACTGTAGATGCTGCGACAGTCGTTCGTCAACCTTGTCAAGTTTGTTTTCGGTGCGCTTCTGCGAGATGTGGATAAGTCGAATCATGTCCATCACCAAGCCGTGCTCCGCTGAATCCTGACGGCGTGCGTGCTGGATAACAGCGACGATGATGCCGCCGACCGCTGTCACAACGGCAGCGACAATGATCGCCCAGTTAGCATCCATTAGTCATCAGACTGATTGGACTTTTCTTCCAACCAATCCTTCACGGCCTTCGGCGTTTCATCACCTGCGACGTAACGCAAATGCCACGGCTCGCTCTGAACCTCCCACGAAAAACCAAAACGCGCAGCGTTGGCAAGCAACCACTCTAAGCGTTTCCCGCTCGCGTTCGCAATGTCGATAGCGATACCGAGGTTGTGGTTCGACGTACCAGGGACAGCCATCGGAGCCAGACCCTTCTTCAGATACCACGCCTTACCCTTGTAGATGCGCGGCGTTTGCTTCATCAACTTGGGCTTCGGCTTATCCGTGTACCGCGCATAGAACCCGTACTCCTGCGTCTCCAACGAACGGTACGTGTCAGCCTGCGACGTGGGGGACAAGTCGATCCCATCCTTGTTCGCGGCAGCATCCATCGCCTCGTAAGCGTCCGCTGCACAATGATGCAGTTTGCCTTTACCTTCGATGCCACGCAACAAAGAGAAGTCAAGTTCCCCTGGCTTCACATCCTTCAGATGCGAGCACAACTTGACTTTGACTACGGGATACTTGTCAGCCATAACTACTTCTTGAACGCTTCTGCGATTTCTTCCTTCGTCAACTCACCATCAGTTGAAGCAGCAGCCAACTTCTGCAATACCCCAGCGACAGCCATGAAACCTGCGATCAGGGCAGACTTGGCGACCGACACACCGATCACCGCACCACCAGTGATTGCGGGCAGGGCGGAGGCAACAAACAGGGAGAACAAACGCTGCCCAATGTCCAGGGTAAGCGCCACCGTCTTGTTCATAACTTCCATAACTCGTGTCATTCCTTGTCTCCCCCTGTGGTGAAAGTGAGTAGTGAGTGCAAGACTAGCGCAACACCCGTAATCCACAGCGCTTGACGCAATGTGGGGCCAGACAGGGTGATGAGCACCAGGCCCGTGCCTGCAAGAGTCCACGAGTTCTCTGTGATGTATCCGAGGAGGCGTTTCATTACCGTCGAATCCTAGTCGTAGCCCCCGCTGCTGTGATCGCCGCCCCAATAGCGATAAGGGCGCGGCGTTCACCGACAGGAATGTTGGACCCTGTTGGTACATAGGTATCAAGGGCGGTCTTGAAGATGTCCACTTTGCTTTCGAACGCTTGACGTATTTCTGCGGGGGCGTCTTGGACTGCGGCGATCAGTTCCTCCACCTGGGTTTCGTCCAGTGCCGTCACATCCAACGCCTCAAAAATCGCCTCAGCCTGTTCCTCGGTGACGGTGGCGAGGACTTGGGGGCTAGTGGCAAGAGCGGCTGCCTGCTCCTGGGTTGGTTCGCTTTCCAAGATCTCGGCTACTGCCTCTTCCACCTGCTCATCGGTGAGATCGCCAGCGAGGTCCACGATCACCTCATTGACGGCAACCGTTGTGGATGTAGGGGTAAAAACTGAAACATCTGTAACCTGTGGCAGTGCACTGGTTTCTACGACTGTGGTTGACGGTAGGGGTTCTGTTGTCGTTGTCGTTCGCGGCACTGGGCGCACTGATGTGGTGGTTGTTTCGACGGGAACCGTCGTCTCAACAACAGTTGTCGTGGTCTCCACAACAGTTGTCGCAGGCTCGGTCGTTGTTGGCGGCGGAGGCGGTGGTGGCGGGGGAGGCGGTGGAGCCTGAGTTGTAGAGGTAGTCGTAGTTGGCGGCAGGGTTGTAGTAGCCCTTTCTTCCACCGTTGTAGTTGTTGACTCCTGAGTGGTTGTCGTCTCTGGCACCGTTGTTGTCGTAGTGGTCTCGGGAACCGTAGTCGTTGATGAGGTAGTGGTGGTAGATGTCGTTGAGGTTGTCGGGGTTGGTTGAGTTGTCCAAAGCCATGCGGATGGAACAATAGCCCAATCGCTACCAGTGAAGTACAGCAGTTGTGCGTGTGCGCCACCACCGTTCTCGTAGTACCAGGCGACCAGTTCTTTTGGTTCGCCGTCACTGAAGTCAACGTCTGCTGTTTGACCGCAACCACCGCCACGGTCATACCAGTCGTCAATGACTGTCACCCCATCCAAGATCAGACGGAACCCGTCGTCCGATGCGGCACACATGTAATAGGTTTCGTCATCTGGTGGCAGCAGCCATCCAGTCCACTGCACCACGACATCCTCAGAAACGGTGTCGTTGAGCACTGGGCCGCCACCCCAGATGTAGTCGATGTTCTCCGATAGTCCTGCAGCGATTATCGGTGTGGTCGGTGGGATCGGCGGTGATGTGTTGTACTGGTTGAACTGACCAGTGCGGTTATCAAAGACTGTGTATTCCAGTCCGTTTGTGACGTCAGCGTTGACGGTTGCTGGTGCGAACCAGGCGAGTGTTGCTGCGGGGAGGAAGATTATCCAGCGGAGACGGCGACCCACGACAGGGTTTCTTCATCCCACGTGTACTGTCCCCCGTCTGTCGGATACGCGACAGGTGCTTCCCAACGGCAAGTCTCTTCGTCAAGAACCCATGATGCGAATGGCTGTGGTGCGATGAACGCGTCACGTGCAGCGTCATACGTGTAGCCGATGCCCGCATAGTTCTTACGGAACGAACCGTTGTACGACGTCTGCTTCCAGCCCGTGCCCAGGCCCAAGCCTTCAAGGAACGCTGCGCCCTGTGCTTCGTTCGCGGGTGCCGGATCAGGGCAGTCGGTGTTGGACACCGAGAGAACTCGGGTCACCACATTGTTGTTGTCGAGTTGTGCCATGTACGCCATAAATACCTCCTACGAGATTACCAGAGAACCTGTGTCATTGAACGTGTGGATTGTGTAGTCACCTGAGGTGGTTTTGGTGCCGCCTGTAATGGTGGTGAAGTTGCGGAGGGCAGTAGCAGTCAAGTAACGGACAATGACAACGCCCTTGCCACCGTTTCCGCCGCTGCGATTCGCGTCACCCTGAGCACCACCGCCACCGCCACCAGTGTTGACAGTGCCAGCACCACCATTGGTGTTGTTGCCTCCAGCACCACCACCACCAGTCCCACCAGTAGCGCCGCTTACACCACCACCGCCACCGCCACGAGTGACAGCGCTGCCAGTGATCGACGAGGAAAGACCATTTCCTCCGTTGCCAGAAGTGTTGCCCGAACCGTTTCCGCCAGTAGCGCCAGCACCGCCACCGCCACCTGAACCGAAACCACCATTGTTGCCTGACCCACCCGCATAGCCCTGGGTTGGGGATGCCGCTGTTCCACCAGCAAGAGTTGGTGAAGCAGGGCCGCCAGCGCCACCGCCGCCAGAACCGCCAGTACGTCCAGCGGCGCTGACACCACCACCACCGCCACCAGTTGAAGTGATGGTTGAAATAGATGAATCGGTGCCATCAGAACCAGCGTTTGATGCCGCACCGCCGTTGCCACCACCGCCAACAGTGACGGTGTAAGAACCAGCGACAAGGTTCAGTGGTGATTCTGCTGAACCGCCACCACCAGTTGTTTCACCGCTGACAGAGTTGCGGTATCCGCCCGCACCACCACCGCCACCGTTCCATTGGGTACTGACTGAACCACCACCACCACCACCGCCTGCGATAATCAAGTACTCCACACTCAACGGCGGAACAACGTTCGTGTCGTCTACTACTGGGTATCGGACAATAACCACACCCTTACCACCAGCACCACCAGCACGACCACCAGACGACGTATCATGCCCGCCACCACCACCGCCACCAGTATTTACAGTCCCCGCCGTACCAGCAGTGTTATTCCCACCAGCACCACCACCACCCGAAGCAGTACCAGACTTGCCGCCACCGCCACCACCAGCACGCTCCACAGACGAACCAGTAATAAACGACGAAACACCAGTACCGCCGTTACCGCCAGCGCTCGCACCAGCCGCCGCACCAACAGTTGAAGCACCACCACCGCCGCCACCATGACTTGCGCTGCCGTTACCGCCAGCACGACCCTGATTTGCGGTACCAGAACCACCAGTAGAACTCAAACCAGCGCCACCACCAGAACCACCAGTGGAACCGTTCACGCTACGAGTTGTTCCAGCACCGCCACCAGTAGCAGTAATCGTTGTCAATCCTGTTCCAGCGATAGACGAATCGGTGCCCGATGTGCCGCTGCCGCGAGGATTCGCTGCGCCACCGTTACCGCCACCACCGACTGTGATCGTGTATGCGGTGCCCGCAACAAGGGAGGCTTTGGATTCTGCGGACGCGCCGCCACCAGACGATTCGCCAACTACAGAACTGCGGTATCCGCCAGCGCCGCCGCCGCCTGCGCCTGCGTCGGATGACAGTTCGCCACCACCACCGCCACCACCCGCAACAACCAGGTACTCGACATCCATCGCCTCGGTAGGTGTGAACGTGCCTGTGTCGTTGAACGTGTGAACAGCCTGCAACTTGCCGCCCGCATACACGAACGTGACATCACCACCAGACGCTTTCAACACGACGCCTTTGCCGCCGCCCATACGGTTCACATACTGGGAAACACGGGTACGTTGAGCGCGAGTCATGCCACCACCAAACTACCTGTGTCATTGAACGTATGAATCGTCCAATCACCTGAGGTGGTGATCGTGCCACCAGTGATAGTGCGGCCTCGTGCGATGTCGGTGCGGTAACGAACAATCACAACACCCTTGCCGCCAGCGCCACCCGTACCGCTAGGTCCGTCAACACCGCCACCACCAGAACCAGTGTTGACGGTTCCCGCACCGCCCGTACCTTGACTTGCTAAACCGTTGCCGCCACCACCAGCACCACCAGTTCCAGGTGTTCCTCCAGCGGAAAGCGCACCACCACCGCCACCGCCAGCACGGGTTACAGCAGAACCAGTAATCAAACTGCTTACACCAGCACCACCATTGCCAGCCGTGTTAGATGAAGCGTTTGCGCCGACAGCACCAGCACCACCACCACCGCCGCCCGCGCCAGATGTTTCTTGACCACCATCGTAACCCTGGCCAGATGTTCCGGTACCAGGGCTTGTCGCTGCGTCACCACCAGCGCCACCACCAGAACCACCGTTCAGACCGCTCTTTTGATAACCACCACCGCCACCGCCGCCCGATGAAGTAATACCAAAAGCACTGCTGTTGGAGCCAGCAACACCGTTGCCGTCACTTGTTGTATTGCCAGTGCCGCCACCACCAATAGTCACGGTGTAGGAACCGATGGTTACTGCGGCTTGATGTTCAGCGGAAGCGCCACCACCAGAGTTCTCGCCGCCAACAGAAGAACGGTATCCGCCCGCTCCGCCACCGCCAGCACGACCACAACC